CCCAATTTTAAGGTATACTCTCTATCCACTAATAGGCTTTACCAGATGCGCGAAAGTCTATAACCTAATAATGGTTCGAGTAATATTACTTGAAGTGAGATAGGAAGTCTATCAGTTGCCGAAGATAAGTCAAAGGACCAAAATTTCTTATAGCCAAATTTTACAATTTGACTTAAAGGAAATAACTGATCAAATGTCCCATCTTCTTTTATTCGTGCTAACACCTTAAATAAATAATCGTGCAGCGGTCTAAGAATCCATTGAGTTCAACAATCAACCATAGCAAATACTCTTACCTTTCCTGCAGCTTCTTCTTTTAAACCCAATCTTCCGATAGGTTTATCTGATTTAGTAGCAATCTGGGTCATAAGTAAATGTACTCCGGTATTCTCAATCAGATCAAAAAATTGGTAAAGTTCCATATTAAATTTCTTTAATAAAGCACCTGCCGATTCTCTGATAACAGAAGGAGTAGTCGAAATGGTCGATTCTTTAAAATTAGAAAGAGGAGATGATTTAGGAATAACAAAAGGTTTTAAATCCTTTCATATCTTAATAAATCCATCACTTACTCTAGTTTTACCTCCGAATATAAAAGAATGACGTACTCCCATCAACTGATAGAAGTCCGGAACAAACTTTTGTATTCAATATAAATCTTCATCTAAACTTCCCTTTGAAGGAGAAGTTATAGATTCCAATTTTAATTTTCCCGGGAATGTCAATACCCGATATAAGGAAAATAAGGATAACCAAAGTTTTAAGTAACTAGTATTATTCTTCTCGATCAGTCTTCTATGTATAAGCGGAATTATCCGTGGAATACCATTGGAAGTAACTGCCACCCGAGGAACTAAGTTAGATCTATCAGGATAATATCCTGACACGGATTGCTGTAAAATTAAGTAACAGTTCTTAAGATATAGAACTAGACCTTTTTTACCTTGCGATCTACAGATCTTGCCACATTCACGTAAGAAAGAGATTATAACTCTGATCATAGAATCCTTTAATTGGAGTTTCAACGATCGAACCAAGCTTTTCACTGGTTTGATCATTGACAAGCCCCCATTTCTGGAGACCATATCATTATAATCGAATTCAAATAAAGA